CTGGAACAAGACGCAGATTGCAACTCTGTTCGGAATCCCCCTACGAATGATGCTTGCAACTGTTGAGGGCAACTCAATGACATACGCAAACCTCCAAGACGAGAAGTTGCAGCTTGTTGAGTTCGGACTCATGGGTTACCTCACTGAGATTGAAACAGCGTTCTCTGAATTGCTACCCGGTAGCCAGAAGGCAAAGTTCAATCTAGAGGCATTCCTCAGGGTTGATACCAAGACTCGCTATGAGGCACACAAGCTAGCTATTGATGCTGGCTTCCTCAAGATCGATGAGGTACGAGCAATTGAGGGACTAGACCCTCTAGAAGTGAAGGACGTAGCAAATGTTGACGCGACAGTTTGAACTTAGAGCCAATGTAGATACAGAAGAGCGCATCGTAAGTGGACTAGCTGTCCCCTTCAATGACGCGGTAGACGTTGGCGGATACAAGGAAATGATTGCCCCTAACGCAGTCATGCCTAGGGACAACATCAAGTTGTTCTATGGGCACGATGAGCCAATCGGCAAGGTCATTGACTCTCGTGACACAGAAGCCGGCTGGTCAATCACAGCCAAGATTTCTAAGACTTCCCGTGGTGATGAGGTTTACACCCTGCTACGTGATGGTGTCCTAGACCGTTTCTCAATTGGCTTCATGCCAGTTGAACAGCGTGAGGACAAAGACGGAACCGTAGTACGAACAAAGATTGACGTTCGTGAGGTCTCCATTGTTCCAATCCCAGCCTATGAGGGAGCCAAGGTTGAGGAAGTGCGTAATGCCAATGAGGCAGCACAGGAACTAGCTCCTATTAACGAAAGGATGATTGACGTGGATAACGTTGAGCTATCTGAGATGAAGGAAACCATTGAGTCTTTGGAGCGCAAGGTTTCCACTCTCTCCACTATTGAAGCTGCACCAAAGGTAGACACTCGCTCTGCTGGTGAAGTTATTAAGCTAATCGCTAAGAACGATGAAGCAGAAGTACGTGCATACACAGGTGGAACTTCCGCCGATGCTGTAATGCAGAAGGCATGGATTGGCGACCTAACACGTATCGTCAACGAGAATGCCCCACTACGCAACCTATTTAGCTCTGCTGCTCTTCCAGCAACAGGTATGCAGGTTGAGTACGCACAGCTCAAGAGCAACACTCTTGTTGTTGACGAGATTGCAGAAGGTGCAGACGCACAGTTCGGCAAGATCGCTAAGGAAACCAAGTATGCAGACATCAAGGCTTACGGTGGTTACACTCAGCTAACCCGTATCGAGATTGAGCGCTCTTCTGTTGAGATGCTTAACGCTTCCCTACAGCTAATGGCTGTTGAGACTGGCAAGCGTCTTAACTCTCTCATCAAGGCTGACTACACCGCTCTTGTTACTGCTCAGGCAGCAAACAAGGTAGACGTTGCTGTTGGTACTGAGTACCTCGCATGGCTAGAAGCCACTGTTGACGCTGCTGACAAGTTCGCAGCTAACGGTCTTGGTCTTGACGCTCTTGTTGTTGGCAAGGCTGACTTCAAGAAGCTTCTCAACCTTGTTGACGTAGAGGGACGTCCAGTCTTTGCAATCAACGGTGCTGGCAACAACACCATTGGCAACCTTGACGTAACTGGTATTGGTGGCCGTTTGGTCAACGTACCTGTTGTATACGTTCCCGGTCTGACTGCTGACCCTGCGTTCGTGAACAAGTCCGCTATCAAGATGTTCACTTCTCCTGTTGTTTCACTACAGGATGAAAACATCATCAACTTTAGCAAGGACTTCTCTGTCTACATGTTTGCAGCTATTGCAGACTTGTTCCCACAGGGCATTGTTCCAGTAGACGTTGTTGCCTGAGGCTAAGTCATGATTGCTGCTGACCTCAAGGATTACGTAAACGGTACCGACGAGCACTTGACTTACATTGAGTCCTGCGTTGACCAAGCGATTGCACTAGTTGATGGATACGTTGGCAATGCCACTGTGCCAGAGCTGGTGCTTGAGCGTGCGTACCTTGAGGTTGGCAGCGAGCTATTCCACCGTAGGAACGCTCCTAACGGTGTAGCTCAGTTCACAACCTTTGATGGTTCTGCAATTCGTATCGCAAGAGACCCAATGGTTGGCGCGTATCCACTACTCAAGCGTTTCGTTGGGTTTGGTATTGCATGAGCGAGCTAATGACAGTCAGCACAGCGCTTGCACAGACACTCAAGGATGCAGGACTTACTGCATTCCCTCACCTGCCAGACCGTATTACTCCCCCAGTGGCAGTAGTACAGGCAGGCTCACCATTCATGGAACCGGGAGGTTCGTTTGGTGAGTTCAAGACACGATGGGAAATCATTCTAGTTGCTCCAACAGGAGTAAACGCGGTAGCCACGGAAAAGCTATACGCACTTCTAGAGGATGCAATTGTGTCTTTGGTTGATAGCAAGTACAGCGTTGAGGAAGTCTCCAAGCCTTATGCATTGGAAGTCAGCAACGCAACGTACGTAGCAGTCAACATCAAGATTTACAACAACGTAAGGATTTAAGAAATGGCACGAATCAAGGGTAACGCTCTAACTGTCACCATTGACAGCGTTGAGTACAAGACTCACTTGACCTCCATTCGTCTTGAGCAGGCAGAGGCTGACAGCAAGTTCGTTACCTTTGCTGACGCTGCTGCTGGTGGTTCCTATGAATGGACAATGACTGGCTCTGCTGCACAGGATGACGCAGAAGACAGCTTCTGGAACATGGTTTGGGACAACACAGGTACAGAGGTTGACTTTGTTATTGCTCGTGCGGGCAATGCAGTTGCTTCTGCTGCTGAGCCTCACTTCACAGGTACCGTCAAGATTGGCGTTAAGCCAGCTATTGGTGGAGACGCAGGAGAAGACGTGTGGGCATTCGATTTCGAATGGAAGGTAGTAGGCGACGTAACTAAGGTCATCGCCTAATTATGGCTGCAAACGCATCACAATCTGTTCGTATTGATGGACTACGAAAGCTCAACAAGGCTTTCAGAGACGCAGGCACAGATGCTCAGGACCAAAAGGAACTGATGCACAGCCTAGGACAGATTGTGGTGCGTGCAGCAAACGTCCCTTCTGCTACAGGTGCTCTAGAAGCCACTGTAAGAGCAGGCAGGGGAAAGACAAAGGCTGTTGTACGTGCTGGTGGAGCTAAGACTCCATACGCAGGAGTCATCCATTACGGATGGCCTGAGCACAACATTGAGCCAAACCCGTTCCTGTTGAACGCTCTTCAAGATCGTGAGACAGAAATTGTGGAAGCTCTAAGCGATGGCATCGGAGACGTGCTACGCAAGAACAATTTGAAGTAAGGGAGAAGCAAGATTATGGACGTAAGCGAACTAACGCTAGGCGAAGTGGCAATGGTTGAGAAGCTCTCAGACCAGTCAATCGCAACCATGGGTGATGAGTCTGCCCCAAAGGCTCTAATGATGGCTGCTATTGCCTTCGTGCTCAAGAAGCGTGAAGACCCAAAGTACACCTTTGAGCAGGCTAAGAACATGAAGATGAGCGAGCTTGAAGGGATTATGGGTGACAGTTCCAAAAGCTGACAACGGCAGGGATGAAGACCTAGCCATGTTTGTAGTCGCTATTGGTATGAGTCCTAGTGACTATTGGAACCTAACAGTCAACCAAAGAAACGAAATCGTACGAGCTTACAACAAGGCTCACAAGAAGTGAACTTCCGTACCTGCTGCTAGTCGTTTCTCAGCGGTACGGATTACTATTAAGGAGAGGTTATGGCGAATCAGCAAGTAATTGTGTCGGTGCTATCTGACACTAAGGACTTCGCTAAGGGCATGAACAAGGTGTCCAAGACAGCTTCATCCACCTTCAAGAAGATGGGTGGTGCCCTACTTGGCATGTTCGCACTCTCCAAGGTTGTAGACGTTGTGTCAGAGGTTGTAGACCAGTTCAAAGCCCGTGAGGATGACTTTGGCAACATTGGTACAGCCTATGGACAGAAGTTCCAAGACTCATTCAGCAAGTTCTCTTTCAGCCTTGCAGACCTAGGCATTAGCACAACAGATGCTGCACACCTTGGCTCTGTACTAGCCAATGGCTTCAAGAACGCACACTTGAGCGGTAAGGAACTACAGAGCACAATCATTCGTGTAGCTGACATTTCAGGTGCCATGGGTGTTGAGCAGGACACAGTTGCAAAGGCTTGGGAATCAGCGGTACGTGGACGTACAGCAGGTATGGCAAAGCTCCTAGGTATGGACAAGAAGAAGCTTGACAGTCTTATTGCAGAGAAGATGAAGACAGAACATCTATCTAAGGCTCAGGCTACACAGCTTGTCCTAGAAGAGCGCTCAGCCAAGTACAAGGGTGAAGCTGCAAAGGATGCAAAGACCCTAGGTGGACAGCTTGAGATTCTAAAGGACAAGTGGGCAAACATTGGTCAGCAAATCGCAGACGTTGTTATGCCGTACGTCATTCAGTTCTCCACATGGATTAACGATGTTGCCATGCCAGCACTTCAAGGCTTTGGTGAGTGGCTAGTCAAGAACAAGGATTGGCTGATTCCTCTAGGTATCGGTCTTGGTGTAGTAGCTGCTGCCTTTGGTGTCGTAAGTGCTGCTGTTGCAATCTTCAATGCTGTCATGGCTCTTAACCCAGTTGTGCTTATCGTCATTGCCATTGCTGCTCTTGTAGCTGCACTCATCTACTTCTTCACACAGACAGAACTAGGCAAGGCCATTTGGGCAGGGTTCACAAAGTTCCTAGGTGAAGCATGGGACACCATCGTTAAGACCTTCAACACAGCCATTGCTGCTGTGAGCAAGTTCCTTACGGACCTATGGGACAGCATCGTCAAGACTTGGGATGGAATCGTCAAGGCATTCTCTGACGCTGTAAACGCTGTCAAGACTTGGCTTACGAACATGTGGAACGGCATTAAGACAACTTGGGACACTGTAATTAGGTTCTTCACAGAGATTCCCGGCAAGGTCAAGGCAGTCTTTGACAGTGCTATTGAGTGGCTGGTAACTGGTGGTAAGAACATCCTCAGTGGTTTGTTCAGCGGTATCAAGACTATCTGGAACACCATTGACGGTTGGTTTGGTGGCATTCCCGGTAAGGTCGTAGGTTTCTACGCTGGTGCTATTGGCTGGCTTGTGAGTGTTGGACGAGACATTATTTCTGGTAACTGGTCTGGTCTTAAGTCCAAGTGGGACGAAGTAGCTAGCTGGTTTGGTTCAATCGATACCAAGGTCAAGGGATTCTTTGATGGTGCCTCAAGCTGGCTTAAGAGTGCTGGTGACCACATCGTAGATGGTTTGTGGGCTGGTATCTCCAATGGCTATAGCTGGATCAAGGGCAAGATTAAGGGATGGGTTGGAGACGTACTAGCGTTCGTTAAGAAGCTATTCGGTATCGCTTCTCCCTCAAAGGTCTTTGCAGGCTATGGCAAGTACATGGTCCAAGGTCTAGCACAGGGCATTGAGAAGAACGTAGGCATTGCTACGGGAGCACTGGACAAGCTCAGTAACTCAATGACTCTAGACAGCAACCTAGCTCTAGACACAGTTCGAGCTGGTGGCACTGTTCACCAATACTTCATTGACGGAGTTGAAATGAATCTCACACAAGCTGAGGCAGACGACTTCAAGAAGTGGATGACAGCAATTCAACGTAAGGCAAAGGCAGGTGTGTAATGGCAGGTGGATGGGGTTCTAGCCATAATGGCGTAAAGATTGGTTGCTTCTGGGACGGTATCGAACTATCGGCAGATGGAAGCCAAGCACGTATCACAGACGCACGAGTAGAAATTGACCGTAGCGTCAATATCGTTGACTCAACAAACAAGCTGACTGTTTCAGGTGGAGCAGTTACAGACGACTCATGGTCAAACCTCAACGTTGGTGGTTCAGGTTCAGAACGCATCAAGTCTGTTGGTGAGTCATGGCACACCCTTACTTATGGTGCTACTTCAACAGCTACGTTCTCAGCTTCCTTGTCTGGTGTGGACTATGCAGGACAGACCCTAAGCAACTCTGAGACAGTTACATACCCAGCTAGGGCATACTCA